AAGTAACCCAGAGGTGTACGACAAAGTGTACGAGTGGTATACATCTGGTCCTCGTCAGCGTCTACAACCAGGTGGTTCCATCATAATCGTGATGACTCGGTGGTCAAAACGTGACTTAACGGCTCAAGTAGTCAAGAGTGCGGCCCAAAGAGACGGGGAAGACTGGGAAGTTATTGAGTTTCCTGCCCTTTTTGACGATGACCGCCCGCTTTGGCCCGAATTTTGGTCTCAGCAAGAACTTTTAGCGCTAAAAAATGAACTTCCGGTCGGTAAATGGATGGCTCAGTACATGCAGAGCCCGACATCTGACGTCAACGCCATCATTAAACGTGAATGGTGGAAGATTTGGGAAGAAGATAGCCCACCAAGCTGTGAGTTTCTCATCCAGTCATGGGATACGGCGTTCACAAAGAGCGAAAGAAGCGACTATTCTGCGTGTACAACGTGGGGAGTGTTCTACCAAGACGACGATACGGGGCTTCCGCAGGCAAATATCATATTACTCAATGCGTTCAAGAAGCGTATGGAGTTCCCGGAGCTTAAGCAAAGGGCCCTCGAAGAGTATAAAGAGTGGGAACCTGACTCGTTCATTGTGGAAGCAAAGGCTTCCGGTGCGCCGCTCATATTTGAGCTGCGAGCTATGGGTATACCAGTGCAAGAATTTACCCCAAGTAAGGGTAATGACAAGGTAGCTAGACTTAATGCTGTTGCAGACTTATTTGCATCGGGTAGAGTTTGGGCTCCTGAGACCCGCTGGGCGGATGAGGTGATGGAAGAGATTGCGTCATTCCCGTCTGGCGAGCATGATGACTTGGTCGACTCGACATCACAGGCACTACTGAGGTTTAGAAGAGGGGGTTTCATTAGATTGGAGTCCGATGAGGAAGATGAACCACGGCAGTTTAGAAGAAAGGTACCTTACTACTAATGAGTGATTTAGTGCATAACACATATTGGCTCTGGGAAGGGGCACTTAGCAAAGAGTTTTGTGAGTCTACATTAGCTGAGGTTGACTGGGCTACTTCTAAAGTTGGGGCTATCAATAGCGTTAATCCTATTATTGACCCCGAAAAAAGACGTACTGACATAATATGGCAAGACTTTATGCAGCCTTTGGGGTGTATAGCCAGGGCTTATATTGATATTGCTAACCAATCCGCTGGGTGGAATTATGCTTTGACCGCTCAAGAAGCTACTCAATTAGGTAGGTATAAAAGTTCGGATGAGGGGCATTATGACTGGCATATGGATTCTTTTCCCCCCAAAGACGGTACCCAAAGAAAACTTTCTATAAGTATATTATTGTCAGACCCTTCCGAATTTGAAGGTGGTGAACTACAATTCAAAGGAATGGAAGACCAAAAAATATTGACAAAGCAAGGGAGTATTGTAGTATTTCCTTCATTTATAGAACATAAAGTAACACCTGTAACAAAAGGTGTTAGGTATTCAGCAGTGACTTGGGCTATTGGCCCATCATTTAGATAAGGCACATCATGGCAATCGAAAAAGGTTTATATCAAGCACCTCTAGGTATGGAAGAAGAGGCTGGCTTAGCTCCTCCTCTAGAGATTGAGATTGAGGACCCAGAATCTGTAACTATTGGTATTGATGGACAACCAATATTAGAAATTGAAGCAGCGGAAGAAGACGAAGATGACTTCTCTGCTAACTTAGCTGAAGAGATTAGCGAGAATGTTCTACAACAGCTAGCTAGTGATTTAGTTGAAGATTTTGATGGTGACGTTGGCTCACGCAAAGATTGGATGCAAACATACGTTGACGGCTTAGAGCTGTTAGGTATGAAGATTGAAGACAGAGCAGAACCTTGGGAAGGCGCATGCGGTGTGTATCACCCACTATTGAGTGAAGCGCTAGTCAAGTTCCAAGCTGAGACCATGATGGAAACGTTTCCAGCAGCGGGTCCTGTAAAGACAGAGATTATCGGGAAAGAAACACAAGAGAAAAAAGATGCGGCCGTTCGAGTGGCTGCGGACATGAACTACCAGTTAACCGATGTAATGAAAGAGTATCGCCCTGAGCATGAGCGCATGTTATGGGGCTTAGGTCTTTCTGGTAATGCGTTCAAAAAAGTTTATTACGACCCAGGCCTAGAGCGTCAGGCGTCTATCTTCGTTCCAGCAGAAGATGTGGTTGTTCCTTATGGTGCGTCTAACTTAGAGTCAGCTGAGCGTGTAACTCACGTGATGCGTAAAACTAAGAACGAGTTGCTTAAATTACAGGCAGCTGGGTTCTATCGTGACGTAGACTTAGGCGACCCACAGAACTCTCTTGATGAAGTAGAGAAGAAGATTGCAGAACAGATGGGCTTCAGAGCTACATCTGATGACCGCTTCAAACTACTTGAGATGCACGTGGACTTGGACCTCCCAGGATATCCACACACAGATGAAGATGGTGAGCCGACAGGTATCGCTCTGCCATATGTTGTTACTATTGAGAAGGGTACCGGTACGGTACTAGCTATTCGCAGAAACTGGGAACCAGATGATGAAACACACGCGAAACGTAACCATTTCGTTCATTACCCCTACATTCCGGGTTTTGGATTCTATGCGTTTGGCCTTATCCATCTTATTGGTGCTTTTGCTAAGTCTGGTACTTCTATCCTTCGTCAGCTTGTTGACGCTGGTACGCTATCTAATTTGCCAGGCGGTTTCAAAACTAGAGGCCTTCGCGTCAAAGGAGACGATACACCGATAAGCCCAGGCGAGTTCCGTGACGTGGATGTTCCAAGTGGCACTATGCGTGACAACATCATGCCGTTGCCATACAAAGAACCAAGCCAAGTTCTATACACATTGATGAACCAGATTGTTGAAGAAGGTCGTCGCTTTGCGTCAGCCTCAGACATGAAGGTATCTGATATGTCAGCTAATGCTCCAGTAGGTACAACATTAGCTATCTTGGAAAGAACGTTGAAAGTGATGAGTGCGGTACAAGCACGTATTCACTATTCAATGAAGCAAGAATTAAAACTATTGAAGCGAATCATCGCTGACTACACACCACCGGACTATGACTATGAACCAGTTGAAGGCTCAAGACTTGCTAAGCGCAGCGATTACGATATGGTGGACGTCATCCCTGTATCTGACCCAAACGCAGCAACGATGTCTCAGAAAGTTGTTCAGTACCAAGCTGCCCTACAGCTAGCCCAGACTGCTCCACAACTATATGACTTGCCGAAATTACATCGTCAGATGTTAGATGTTTTAGGCATTAAGAACTACCAGAAGCTTGTTCCAGTTGAGGAAGATAAGAAACCTCAGGACCCAGTGACTGAGAATCAACAGATTTTGATGTCTAAGCCAGTAAAGGCGTTCTATTACCAAGACCATCAAGCACATATTCAAGTACATATGTCTGCTATGCAAGACCCGAAGATTCAACAGTTAATGCAAATGAATCCTATGGCGCAACAGATTCAGGCAGCGGCTATGGCTCACATTAATGAGCACATTGGCTACGAGTACAAGAAACAGCTTGAAATGCGTATGGGCATGGAGATTCCTCGTACAAATGAAGAGGAAGATGAAGGCATTCCAGAAGATATGGAATTACGTATTTCTCAAATGGCTGCCCAAGCAGCTCAGCAAATGCTTCAACAAAATCAGCAGGAAGCTGCTGCACAAGCCGCCGCTCAGCAGGCGCAAGACCCACTTATCCAAATGCAACAACAAGAGTTGCAGATTAAACAGGGTGAGTTGGAGATTAAGAAACAGAAACTTGCTATTGATGCAGCCTCTAAAGCTGACCAGCAAGATATTGAACGCGAACGTATTGCAGCTCAGAAGGAAATTGCGGGTATGCAAGTTGGCGCAAAAGCCGCTAAAGATAAAGCCCAGTTGGCCTCTAAGGACCAGCTAGAAGGTTTGAAGATTGGCGCAGAAATCGCTCGTAACAGAGCGCAGATGAACCAACTAAAAGGTAATAAATGAACGCACTAGAAGTGTTAGTAAAAGAATGCCGTGAAAAAAGAGAATCACTGACCATAGCCCTAGAGGCCGGGTCTGCAAAAGATTACGCGGAGTATCGCGCAATATGCGGGGAAATTCGAGGTCTATCCTACGCAGAACAAGCAATAAGAGACCTTGCAAAAAAACTGGAGAACTCTGATGACGATTGATTTGTCAACGGCGATTGATTTGGAAGCAGTTCTAAATAAAGAGCCTGAACAAAAAGCATCGCAATTACCGAAGCCTCAAGGCTATCGCATTTTGTGTGCAATTCCTGAAATTGAGGAAAAGTACGACAGCGGCATTTTAAAAGCCGACGCAACTATTAACTTTGAAGAAGCCTTGACTACAGTGCTGTTTGTTGTGGAATTGGGCCCAGATTGCTATACAGATAAGGAACGTTTCCCTAACGGCCCTTGGTGTAAAAAAGGCGATTTTGTATTAGTTCGCCCGCATACTGGTTCAAGACTAGTAATTCACGGAAGAGAATTCCGCATCATTAACGATGATTCTGTAGAGGCCGTAGTTGACGACCCTCGCGGCATCAAGCGCAAATAAGGAGTGAATATGCCAAATTTTGAGCAAGAAGAATTTAAATTCCCAGATGAAATCGACGACAAAGACGACGTCGTAAATCTGGATGAAGGTGGTAAAGCTGAGGCAGAAGATAAAGGCTTTGATATTGAAGTCGAAGACGATACGCCTGAGCAAGACCGTAATGCGGTTCCTCTAGATAAGGATACTGTTAAAGAATTAGAAGAAGACGACCTTAAGGACTATTCTAAGAAAGTAAAACAGCGCATCGACCAGATGAAGAAGGTTTGGCACGATGAGCGTAGAGCCAAAGAAGCCGCCCTGCGCGAGCAACAAGAGGCTATACGTGTAGCTCAGCAGTTACTTGAAGAGAACAAAAAACTTAAAGAAGCGTATTCTTCAGGTGAAAAAACTTATATCGAAGTAGCCCAAGGTGCTGCCGAATCTCAGCTTCAATTAGCTAAGCGTAGCTATAAAGAAGCCCTTGATTCTGGTGATTCCGACGCTATTGCGGATGCTCAAGTAGCTTTAAACGAAGCAACTTACAAAGCACAGCAGGCTAAAAACTTTAAGCCTACTACTTTACAAGCAGACGAAAAAGATGTACAAATACCACAAAGCACGTATAGAGAACAACCAAAGGTTGAACCAACTACGCAAAAGTGGCTCGATAAGAACACTTGGTACGGCGCAGATGAAGAAATGACAGCCTTGGCTCTAGCGGTGCATAGCAGATTAGAAAATAGTTTCGGAAAGCAATACGTAGGTTCGGAAGAATACTTTAAACGCATTGATGAAACGATGCGCAAGCGATTCCCGGAGAATTTCTCCGATGAGGTAGAAGTACAAACGCAGACTGGGGGCGGCAAGCCTAGTCAGCGCACTGAGGCAAAATCCGCACCAGTGGTTGCACCTGCAACGCGCAGCACGGCGTCAAAAAGAATTGTGCTAAAGGCAACTCAAGTCGCGTTAGCGAAGAAACTTGGATTGTCACCTGAGCAATATGCTCGTGAATTGCAAAAACTGGAGGGTTAAAAAATGGCTTCAAACCAAACAACAAATAGACTTGCACGCGAATTAGAAACCCGTGAAGCAGTTGAGCGTCCTAAACAGTGGCGTCCAGCTGGACTGTTACCAGAGCCAAATAAGTTAGAAGGCTATGAATACAGATGGGTAAGAACTTCTATCAATGGTCAACCAGACGACCGCAACGTCCTAAAGGCGATGCAAGAGGGCTGGGAGGCAGTGGCGATGGAAGAGCAAACGGATTTACAACTGTTAGCTGGTAGAGAAGGTCGATATAAAGACAAAATCGAAATCGGCGGGTTGTTATTGATGAAGACGCCTAAGGAATTTGTGCAACAACGCAATGCGTATGTTCAACAAAACACAGATAACCAAATGCGTGCAGTTGATAATACTTTAATGCGCCAGAGTGACGCTCGTATGCCTATCTTTAACGAGAGAAAGTCTACGACTACCTTTGGTAAAGGTGAATAATTTTATTAATTTTAGGAGTTTTTAAATGGCTTATCCAACCGTTGACGCTCCATACGGTCTAGAACCAATTAACTCTGTAGACGGCAAACCATACGCCGGCGCTATTCGTCAGATTCCTATTACGGCATCTTACGGTACAGCAATCTACAACGGTGACATTGTTAAACTAGTAACCGGTGGAACAGTAGAAAAATCAGCAATTGGCGCGAACGTTACAGCACAACCAACTTTGGGCGTGTTTGTAGGTTGCCAATATGTAAATAGCTCAAGTCAAACTGTGCAAGCTCAGTACTACCCAACTGGCGTTACAAACGCTATTGCGTATGTAGTATTGGACCCACAGGCTGCGTTTAAAGTAGCAGTTACTACTTCTGGCAATACAAGCGTTGTTACTTCTGTAACACGTGCGGTTGTTGGTACAAACATGGAAATCGCTACCGGTTCTGGTTCTAACACCACTGGTAACTCAGGTTTGTCAGTAGTATCAGGTTCTGCTGCTAACACAGCACTTCTTCCAGTTCGTGTAATCGACGTTGTTCCTGAAACAGCAGTTAACGCAACTAACTTCCGTGAAGTTATCGTTAAAATGAATCAGCCTCAACTTGAAATTACGCTTGGTAACAACGCATCTTAATAGGAGCTATAAAAAATGGCTATTTCTCGCGCCCAGCTCTTAAAAGAGCTATTACCTGGTCTTAACGCTTTATTTGGATTGGAATATGCCAAATACGGTGAAGAGCATAAAGAAATCTTCGAAACAGAAACTTCAGAGCGTTCTTTCGAAGAAGAAACTAAATTGTCTGGCTTTACAGCTGCCCCAGTGAAGAACGAAGGTGCTGCAATTGCTTATGACAACGCCCAAGAAGCTTGGACAGCTCGCTACAACCACGAGACTATCGCTCAAGGTTTCTCTCTAACAGAAGAAGCTATTGAAGATAACTTGTATGACAGCTTGTCTGGCCGCTACACTAAGGCGCTAGCACGTTCTATGGCTTACACTAAGCAAGTTAAAGCTGCGAACATTTTGAATAACGGTTTCACAGCTGGTTACACTGGCGGTGACGGCGTTACATTGTTCTCAACAGCTCACCCATTAGTGTCTGGTGGTGTCAACAGCAACCGTCCTACAACTAACGCTGACTTGAACGAAACTTCATTGGAAAATGCAGTTATTCAAATCGCTGGTTGGACTGACGAACGTGGTTTGTTGATTGCTGCTAAGCCAGTTAAATTGGTTGTTCCACCTGCATTGATGTTCGTTGCAACTCGTTTGCTTGAGACAGAATTGCGTGTTGGTACTGCTGATAACGACATCAACGCTATCAAGAACAACGGTTCTATTCCTGGTGGCTACACAGTAAATCACTACCTAACAGATACAAATGCTTGGTTCTTGACTACTGATGTACCTAACGGTATGAAGCACTTTGTTCGTGTTCCATTGCAGAACAGCATGGACGGCGACTTCGATACTGGTAACGTACGTTACAAGGCTCGTGAGCGTTATTCATTCGGTTGGTCAGACCCATTGGGTATGTTCGGTTCTCCAGGAGCTTAAGAAAAGGGGGGACTTCGGTCCCCTTTTTTGTTTGCTTTTTATTTTAAATAGAGTAAGATTAAGAAAACCGGGAATAACCGGCTTATTAGACTGTCCCGGCAGACGCATACAAGACTAATAAGCTTAACT